TATTTGCCGATTATGCGGTTGGCGATGTCGAGCAGGCGGATGTTGGACACCACGCCCGTTTTCTGGCGGTTGATGTTTATCCACTCGTGTTCGTCGAAGTAGGTGCGGATATTCTCTTCCGTAAGGTTGCGCATATCCGCGAACGACAGCCCCGTGAAGGCGCAGAACAGGTAGAGGTCGCGGTACAATTCCTGTTTGGCGTTTTTCAGTTTCCCCTCCATCAGCAGGCGGATCTCATCTTTGGTCAGGAAACTGCGTGTTGTTTCCTCCTTCTTGATTTCATACTCGCGGAACGGGTCGCGCGTCAGCCACTCGTTGTTGATGGCGATGAATACCATCGTCCGTAACGGGCAGACGTACAGCCACACGGTATTGGTGCAGCAGTGCTTGTCCGTGCGCAGGAACATCTCGAAGTCGGAGATGAAAGCCGGGGTAAGCTCTTTTAGGGCGATGTCCTTCACATGGTAGCGGATGTCGAGGAACTCTTGCATGTGCTTGTAAACGGTGCGGTACTTCAGCAGCGTGCCTTTGGCTTTCATGCCTGCCTCCACCTGCTTCTCGTAGTCCTCGTTGTGCTGGCGGAACACCTGCATCAGCGTGTGGTAGCGGTGTTCCAGTCCGAGAAAGGCGTTCTTCACCTTCTCCGCCGTGACGAAGTTGTCACGCTCCATGATTTCCTGATAATGCCTGTTGATGCGTACCCGCATCTTGTCAAGCATACGGTTCGTTTCGAGTGCCGCCGTGCTTCTGCCCGTGACACGTCCACCTTTGGTGTCCCACAGTTTCGGATCGACAGTCAGTTTGCAGCTGAACTGTGTCTGGCTGCCGTCCACCGTGATGCGTCCCATGACGGGAACTGTCCCGTCCTTTTTCACTACCTGACGCTTGAGGTAGTAGATTACTGAAAATGTACTCTTCATTGTCCTTAATTTTTGGGTTTCAAAATTAGTTGGTGAAGAGTCCGGTGTTGGTACGCAAAACGGGGAGGAACGGCGCAATCTTTTTCCGTAACCTGATTTTTCGCATGAGTTATGGATAACTCACTATTCCTTAGAGCCTTGTTTCGCTATTCGTACCCGTTTGTCGCATTTTCGGGCATGGTTACGAACAAGTAACGTAGCGGCGTCAGGATTTGGCTTCGGCAGGGATTGTAATGGCTTCACGGATTATCGCCACTTCAACCAAAACCCTTGTAACTCAATTCTATCACTATATCTTTCCGCATTTCACTTTTTTGTAGTAACTTTGGAAACTAAAGTTCTTGATGCAGGTGTTGATACTACGGACGGAACGGCGGCATATATCTGTAGCCCGAATGTTTACGGTGCTTTGAAATCGACTCCGATTGAATCTGGTTCACCGCGCATGATTATAGAAAATAATATTATGAACGGTTATCCGGTAGTAGTTACTAATTATATGGATGCTGATGCGCTTGGTTTTGGCGTGTTCTCTTACAGTGCTATCGGTCAATTTGGAGATATTGACATTGTTGTAGACCCGTATACCGAAGCAAAGAAGAACAAAGTTAACTTTGTTTTGAACACTGAATGCGACATCGTTGTAGCTCGCAAAGAAGCCTTTGCCGTTCTGAAAAAGACTGTGTAATCTTTTTGTTTGATTGTTTACCAAAGGGGCAGGGCGTAATGTCCTGCCTCTGTTTATTCTATACAAAAATGAATGAATACGTAACATTAGAAGAATTGAGGCAGCATTTGAATGTTGACTTTGATCATGACGACGCATATATAAGCGGTCTGATTGAACCTGTTCAACTTGCTATAGAAGCCTACTTAAACAGACCGTTAACGGAACTGGTTAAAGACGGGAAAATAGATCGCCGTATCTGGCACGCAATAAGAATACTTGTTGCAAACTACTATGCAAACCGTGAAGATATAACATTTGCTGCTGCTAATGTTATTCCCGGTCATATTGCACTATTACTACAACCTCTTAAAAAATACACATAATGCAGGCAGGATTACTAAGAGAAATTATCCGGTTTCAGGAAAGTAGGACGCAACGTGATGAATTGGGCGGTTCTTCTGATAATTGGGTAGATGTATTTTCAAAGCGTGCTGATGTTAGGTTTGCATCCGGTAGCCGGACACTGGTAAACGGCGAAGTCTTCAACCCGTTGGCGATAACTTGCAAGATAAGGTATTGCAAAGAGATACACGAAAAAATGATATTCATTTATGAAGGAAGAAAGTATAAGATAATTTCTATTAATCGCGATAGACTACAACAATGTACGATCATACAAGCGGAGTTAATCAATGAGTAATGAAATAATATCCGGGCACAGGGTTAGTGTTGATGTAGAGCAAGTAAATAGGCTATTAACGCAGCTAAATGATAAGGACGCTAAAAAAGCGATAAAGTCGGCTATTCGTAAGTCTGCATTGATAATCAGGAAAGAGGCTCAAAACAGGCTGGTTTCTTCGATACCGAATGCGAGTAAGTCAGTATCAAAGAAGGGTACGACTTATAAGCCATTGAAGAACGATATAAATTTAGCGGTCTACAGGGATGCAGGCGGCGCACGCATTGATTTGCTGAATAAAAGGAAAAAGGGGGCGCGTTCCTACGTTCTCCGATTTATAGAGTTTGGGACAGTAGAACGCGCTACCAAGAAAGGGGCAAACAGGGGTACTATGAAAGCTTACAACTTTTTTAGTGATGCGATTAACGCAAAGAAGAAAGAGGCAGAAGACGCTTTGCAGCAAAATATATTGGATTCAATAAATAAGGTAATAAGCAAGAATAAATAAAATGAGTCTATCTATCGGCGTACATATATATGAGAAGTTAACATCATCTGCAAGCCTCAAAGAACTTGTGGGTGATAAGATATTTCCGGTATCAACACAACAGGCTACAACCTTTCCTTTTATTCTATATAAAAGAAATTCACTTGTTCCCAATGTAACAAAGGATAGGTATGCTACAGGTGATAATGTGGAGGTTGAAATAGTTGTTGCTGATAGTAATTATATGCGCTCTGTTACTATAGCGGAGAAAGTACGCTCATTGATCGACCGGAAATCAGGAAAATATAAAACGTTCTCCGTTGTTGATGCCGGGCTGATTTCTACCGATGAATCATTTGCGGAAGATACATTTATTCAGCGACTTACATTCTCATTTGAAACTGAACCAAACATTTAAAATTAAATTATATGTCAGCAAAACAAGTATTAGGAAAAGATTTGATGTTGTTCATTGGCGGGAAAGCAATCGCGTTGGCAACATCATGTAAATTAGGGCTATCGGCTGAAACGATTGATACACAAAGCAAAGATAGTGGAATGTGGAACGAAAAGAGCGTCAAGAAACTTGCTTGGAACTGTTCTAGTGACAACTGCTTTAGCGCAGATGAGGACATTAACGGTTATGATAAATTGTTTGCCTTGTTTGTTGCTGCTGAACCTGTTGAAATTGCTTTCGGTATTCCAAAGAACAAAGGAAATGAAATGCCTGCCGCTGGTTGGACTTTACCCGCAAAGCCATACAAAGGTAAGGCTGTTATCACATCTTTGGAACTGAATGCACCTGACGGAGATAAGGCAACTTTTTCCGTATCGCTTGATGGTACAGGCGCATTGTCGCCCGTGGCTGAATCCGCTCCCGCTTCTAGTGGGGCAGGCAAATAACTTTATTTCCTTAATTTGGGGCGGTGAAAGCCGCCCTTTCTAATTTATCATGTATGAAAAAGATTATTATTAAAAACGTAGAGTATATTTTAAAGAATATTCTAAAGAACTTCTTTGTTTACGAGGAAATAACCGGAAAAGCGTTTGTATTCGGTAAGTTGATAGATGAATACATACTTTTCTACAGTACGTTAATCGCTAATAACGAAACTTTCTTTATGCCGTTTTCGGAGTTTATAGACCTTTGCGATACAGACCCCGGTTTATTTAATGCTTATAAATCGTTTGTAGTCGATGAACTGACTTTACAGCAGCAAACCGCCGAAGCTGGCCATAAAAAAGGCTCAAAAAAAAAGAAAACCCGGTAAGCGTACATGAGCTATACGAGCGTGTAGTAGGTGAGGGCGGTATATCTCCCGAATACTTTTTGTATAAAATGACATTCGGAGAAATAGAAACATTTCTTGCTGGCTTCTACCGCCGTAATCGTGAGATGTGGGAACAAACGCGCATACTAGGTTATATAATAGCGCAGTCGAATAGCACGAAGAAACTGAAACAAACTGATATACTCCGTTTCCCATGGGACAGTGAAGATATAGAAATTAAAGATACAAGCGTTTCCGATGAAGATATGAAACGTCTGCGTGAGATGGCAAAACAAATAGAAAAAACTCTTTAGGCAAATGGCTGATATAATAACTCGTTTACTTTTAGATACAAAAAACTTTGATGCTAAGTTAGATCGCTCAAAGTCCAGCGTGAATAGTTTTCAAGGCGGTATTAGCAATATGGCAAAAACTGCCGGGGCTGGCGTACTTAAATTTGCTGGTACTTTAGGTATAGCTATGGGGGCAGGTGAGGCATTTAATAGAGTTCTGAATAGTAGTCAAGAATTAGGGGATATGACCGCGCGTAATATGGCTGCTTTAAAGACTTCTGTAGATGATTTCTTTTACTCTCTCGGAAGTGGTGAATTTTCGTCTTTCCTGTCTGGACTTGGTGATATTATCGACAAGGCAAAGGATGCTCATAGCGCATTAGATCAATTGGGTAATACTAAAATTAGCCATAGTTATTTTAGTGCTGAAAATGAAAGCAAAATAGCCGGGGCGCAATATGTTGCAAAGAATAAGTTTGCACCACTGGAAGATAGAGTAAATGCTTTTGAGGACTGGCGGGCAGGATTGGAAACACAGGGGGAAATAAATAGAACATTGCAGTACGATTTAATAAAGGCTATAACTACATCCGTGGAGTCTGAAATAGGGGCGACAAAGTTAGATGTAACTATGGATGATGTTCGTATGGCATTAAAGGTAGATGTAACTAACCCGTTAAAGCGTGATGAACTGAAAAACCAATATTCAGCAGAATACAAAGAGTATCGGAAGAAGGTAAGTAAGTTAGACGCTGCTTATCAGCATTTTGATAAGAATGGAAATATAACCGATGATATAAAAGGAGAATATAGGCTTAAAACACAAGTAGAAAAAGACAATGAGCTAGCAAGACTTAACGAAAAATACAGAGAGGCAATAGTTGTTAATGCCATGCTCAATAAGTATGAAGATGAGGAACTAACAACCATTGCAAATATGGCTATTGAATACAGAAAATTGGATTCTGCATTAGCTTCTACAAGTAGAGAATATAACGAAACTGCTAACGAATTTAATAACGCAAACAAGGCAGTTAAAGGCTTTACGGCTGTAGCCAGTTTGGAAGGATATAAAGTCTATAGCGGTTCTCCTACACCTACTGGAATAAAGCCTACAAAGCCTGCGCCTGCTGGTTCTATTGGTATCTTGAACGAACAGATAACGGTTAAGAACAAGGAATTATTAAATGCTACAACAATACAAGCGCGTGCAGAAATACAGAAAACTATTAATGATCTTGAAGCGCGGAAGATAAGTTTAAATATAGCAACGGAGAAAGAAATATTCAGGGATAAGTACGGGGAAAATAAACTGGATGCGACAAAAGCACAAAAACAGTTCTCGGAGTATATCAATGTTGATAAAGAGATTTCAGTTAAAAGCAAGGAACTAACAAACGCAACTACTGAACAAGCGCGTGTTGCTGTACAGAAAACAATTAGTGAGCTTGAAGAAAAGAAGATCAGGTTAAAAGTTTCGATAGAAAAGGAGATTCAGGCAAATAGCGTAGATTCCAAAACTAAAAAAGATTTTACCGAATATATTTCTGTAGAAGAAGATATTGCAAAACAGAACACACAGCTAATAAATTCTACGACGGAACAGGCACGTACTGCCGTGCAAAGTACCATTAATGAGCTTGAAGCGCGGAAAATTCAGATTAGCGCAAATATCAGTTTGAAACCTGATTTGTCGTCTGAAATGGTGGGCGTATTGAATAATGGCAGTATAGACAGGAAGGGAAAGCAGGTAACTAAGGGTTCTAATGCTACTGATATATCTAAAATCAAACTTCCTAAGTATGAACCCATCTTTAAAAAGGAAGATATAGACTTGAATAACGATTTCGCTGATTCACTTTCCGGGATTGGTGATATGATGGGTAGTTTATCCAGTCTGTTTGATGAGAATACAGCCTCTGCTTTGCAATGGGGAAGTACACTTTTGATGGCTATTGCGCAAGCTACCCCGGCTATTCTTGGAATGATGGGGGTAAAGGAACAGGATACAGCAACTACAAATGCGAACACAACAGCAGAAGTTGCAAACGCTGGTGCTAAGGCTATGTCGGCTCATTCTGGTATTCCATTCGTTGGTATTGCGTTAGGGCTGGCAGGTGTAGCCGCTATAATTGCTGCTATGTCAAGTATGCCACATTTCGCAACAGGCGGTATCGTTCCCGGTACATCGTTTACAGGCGATAAAGTTCCAGCCTTATTAAATAGTGGGGAAATGATTTTGAACGGAGCACAACAGGGAAATTTGTTCAAAATATTAAATGGCGGTATGTATGATTCTTTGTCTCGGACTATTTCACCATTACCCGAAAATAGCGAAATACGGTTATCTAGCAACATTACAGTAAGAGGGGATTCTTTGTATTTAGCATTAAATAATTATATGAAACGGACAGGAAAAAAACTATGAACTACGAAACTATTTATATAATACCTTTTACGTCGATAGATGGGTATAAATATGAGGTCGAAATACAAAAAGACGGTTATACTGGGGATGCCGTCTGTTTAACGGCATCTGGTGACGAACCTTTCACTGTTTCTATTGATGATGAAAGGTTTATATATACGCCTACACGTTTATCAACTGCAACAATAAGAATAGCAGGGAGCGACTACTTGCAGCAACTTTTTTCTGTTAATTATCAGCAATACCGTGTAACTCTATTGCGTGATAGTGTTCCGGTTTGGTGTGGCTTTACTAAACCGGAATTATACACGCAAGATTATACATCTGAAACTTTTGTTCTTGAAATAGAATGTATTTCGGCGATGTCGGTACTGGAATTTATAGACTATACGATTGAAGGGGAAAGTAAAGAATTTGTTTCTATATGGCGTTTATTACAGCGATGCATTTCTACGGCTTCCGGGCGGTATAATTCTGTTTATATCCCGTATGTTTACTCATCTAGTAAAGAGGCTTATTCTGTTTCTGAAAATGTCCTAGCTGATATGACGATCAGTGAACAGAACTTTTTCGATGAAGATGATAAACCGATGAAATTAAAAGAAGTATTAGAAGAAATCTGCAAATTTCTTAATTGGACATGTGTAGACTGGAAAGGCGATCTTTTTTTTGTCGATATAGATCATTCAGGCATCTATCATAAGTATGATGTAGCACTGGTTACTAAAGTCGATGTTAGTGTAAATACATTTTTAGTTCAAAATATAGGTTTTGCAGGTTCTGAACATTCCTTAGATATTCTTCCGGGTTATAATAAGGTGTCCGTGAAATGCAGTAATTATCCGGTAGGGCAGATATTCCCAGATGAAGATTTAGACAAACTCAAACTTTATACTTCGCAAGACAAACAATCGGGTGATAAAGTAACCGCTAAACGTTTTTACTATCCAAATGTATATCGTTTGTTTCATTACTCACCACAAGGAGCGGCTTTGTCTGATGAACAGTTTGAGGGATATAAAAATAACCCAGATTCTTTAATGGGGAGTATAATAATAAAGCGGTGTGAATATAAAATAGTAAACGGAGAACCTGATATCTCTAATTATAATTGGGAGAATTTGATACAAGTTCGTAGAGGAACCCAAAAAACAGGAAGTAATTATACTTGGCTTTCACGTGTCCCTATATTAACATTTAAAAGTCAATTACCTGTAGCTGCTTATTTAGATGGTGCTGTAGCGATTAGCTGTTCTGTACAAGTTACGGAGAATAATGATTTATCAACTGATGATAAAAAAAGAAATGGTTATGTACGCGCATTGTGTGAGTTCTCAATAGGTGATTATTACTACAATGGAAGTGAATTTGTAAATAACTCAAGAATAGAACTTTTTGAAATAAAATTTCCATTAGCTGATATAGCAGGAGGCGGTTTTGCATCTATTGAGAATACTAAAAAACTATCTCAACCCTATGACGGTTTAACAGGTTATGTAATTGAATTACCTAAAGGAAAGCCTTTGACTGGTGAGGTAAGATTCTGTATGTATCCATTACAGCCACAACCGGGAAATTACACACAATTTTTTGCAGGAGTAGGATATTATATCAAAGATTTAAAGATGGAATATAAACGAAGAAATGATCTGGACGACTTAACGGATAATTCAGATCGTACTTATGAAAACGTTCTGAATGAAAACTACATAAATGAACTGGATGAGATTGAATTTAAAATATCATCGTATAACAATGACGGGACATGCTACAGCAAAGTAATGTTAGGGAACGATTATTTAAGAGATAACTTATACAACTGTCTTCTTGATAAAAATATACGCCCAGAAGAACTATTAATTACACGGTGTATCAATCAATATAAAGCAACCAAAATAGGATTAACACAGATAATCAAGAACGTATATGATATAACACCATTAACACGCTTAACAGACAGGTTTATGATAGGTAAAGTGTTTGTTATCGCTGGTGGTGACATTGATTATTACGCAAACAGTTTTAGATGTAAAATGATAGAGTTGCAATGATTGAGATAAAAACAAAAACAATGCCTGCAACGCCCCGATCAAAAAAATATCCGGTTGGGGCTTCTGTTCTTCATACAGGTGGCGGTACTACTATAATGCAAGGTGGCGGTGGTGGTGAAAGTGTTGATATCGTTAAAAGAGATGATATTAGGTCTTTCACAGATGCTAATGTTTTGTCATCGCTCCGTGCGTTGGCTGAGTTTATTAGCAAGAAAGATGATAGTGATATTTTGGCTATTATAAACTATCTCAATGGGTTAAAAATCAAAGGAAATAAAGTAGATCGTTTGCTTTTGAAAGATACAGATGCAGGTGTAATAGCTGATACAGATATGATGTCGGCATTGCGTGTATTATCTGAAATTTCGGCAAACAATGAAGTTTTAGAAGACAAGTTTCTATCAAAACTCAACCCGGACGAAACGAAGCATCTTTTAAAACTGTTAGGTGGTTTATATGTAGAAAAAGGGATTCAGACCGATACTTTAGAAGTTACAGGTGGTGTATCAGCTCAGAGTGTAGACGTTACGGAAACAGTTTCCGGTAAGAATATAACGGCTTCTGAGAATATATCAGGTGTGAATATCTCAGCTACTGGAAATATCTCAGCTCAAAGTGTAGATGTTACGGAAACTGTTTCAAGTAAAAATGTTACGGCTTCTGAAAATATCTCAGGGCAAAATATCTCAGCTTCTGAAACCGTGTCTACTCAGAATGTAGATGCTACAGGTACGGTTTCGGCAAATATGATCGATGCTACTGAGACTATATCTGGCAAGAACGTATTAGCTTCTGAAAGTGTAGCGGGTGAAAATGTTACCGCATCTAATGTTGTTTCTGGGAAAAATGTAACTGCGAAAGAAACTATATCGGGTAAAAATATCACAGTTTCTCAAAAGGTTACTACACTAAACTTGCTTGTACAGGCTTTAGCTAACATGTACGATCTAAATGTTTCGCATGTGGCTACATTGTTCCAGACCATTGTAAAAGACTATATCAGTTCAGAACTGTACACTCCTGGACTGACAGGCAGTGGCATGAAATTGTATAAGGCTGTGTCGGGTGACTGGAACTTAGAACTAGATAATATAACGGTTCGTAAGGCTATGACTATCTTTGAGCTTATCATCTCAAAGATACGTGCGGTTAATGGTGGACTGGTTATTTCTCCTGCGAATGGAAAGGTTAAGTCTGTTCTTTTGACAAATGATATTTACCGCCTTGAAATAGAGGGAGACATGATGTTTGTAACTGACGACCTTGTACGTTGTCAGACATTTGCTAAGACAGGGGCTAGATATTATTGGGTGCGCATTACTTCTGTGTCCGGGCAATATATTTTTATAAATAAGACTGAGTTCACTTCATCCGTTCCGGCTATTGGTGACGACCTTATACAGTTTGGTAATAAGACGAATACCGCGCGGCAAGGTGTTCTATATCTGACCGCTTCCGAAGATGGCAAGCCTCGTTTTGCTGTGTTGAATGGCGTTAACTCCACAGACTTGACAGGTAAAACAAAGGTTATTCTTGGTTGTCTCGATGGCATTACTGACACTGCGTTTTCTGCCGATTCTCAACCGTCCGGCTATGGTCTGTATAGTGAAAATGTTTTTTTGAAAGGTATCTTTGTTCTTAAATCAGGCAAGAAGGTAGAGGAATTTATCAATGATGGTATTGCTTCCGTTCAGGTGGGTGGTCGAAATCTACTTGCTAATTCTGATTTTTCTGAAAATTCCTTGTCTAAATGGATGGGTTCTCAAGATAAGAATTACACCTTATCTATTGAAAACTCTGAATTAAAAATAGTCGGGCTGCAAGGCAGAACATCCGCGGAATTAAATAATTCTTGGAATACAGCTTGGTACGTTGCGCCTTATTCGTTCAATGCAGCTGGTGATTACACTATATCGTTTGATGCTTATGCTTTGAAAGCGTGTACATTGTACTTTAGAGCTAATTATTATACATATCCAACGTATGGCGGTGCAGTTCAAATTGGTACAGAGAAAAAAAGATATAGTGTCGTATTCAAGAACAATACAAACGAAAATTCCCGTCTGTTGGGATTTGTGTTCAGTGTTGCTACTACTCTTTATCTCGACAATATTAAACTGGAATTAGGGAATAAGGCTACTGATTGGACACCTGCGCCGGAAGACGTTGACACCCGTATTACCAATGTAGAGACTCAATTTGAAATTCGTGAAGGTGTTATTAGTACAAAGGTAACCGAAGCTACTACCGCGGCAACTAATGCGAAGAAGAGTGAAACATCTGCATCTACTTCTGCCAGTACTGCGACTACAAAGGCTACTGCCGCGTCTTCATCTGCTACCGCTGCATCCGGTAGCGCAACCACTGCGGGGCAAAAAGCTACCGCCGCGGCAAATAGTGCCACCGCTGCCGCGGCTTCTGCAACGAATGCTCAAAAAGCCGCTGAAAGTGCTGAAACCATACTGGAAGAAGTAACTACAAAGGAAAGTAGTATAACCCAAACAGCCGGGCAAATCGCTACGAAGGTGACAGAGGTTAACAAGAAAGTAACCGAAGCTACAACAGCGGCTACTACTGCCACAACGAAAGCAAATGCGGCTTCTTCTTCTGCCACTGCCGCCGCTGGCTCTGCAACTACGGCAACAACAAAAGCCACTGCCGCCGCAAACAGTGCTACCGCTGCCGCCGGGTCTGCAACGAACGCTAAAAGTTCTGCCGATAGTGCAGCGGCAAAGTTGACTACGATCACCGAAAAAGAGAGCAGCATCAATCAAACAGCTTCGCAGATTTCGACAAAAGTAACGGAAGTTACTAAAAAAGCAACAGAGGCGGCAACGTCTGCCAGTACCGCCACGACAAAAGCAAATGCTGCTGCTAGCTCTGCCACTACAGCCGGAACTAAAGCTACCGCCGCGGCTAACAGTGCGACCGCTGCCGCTAATTCTGCAACGAATGCTAAAAATTCAGCTGACACCGCCACCGCCAAACTGACTACGATCACCGAAAAGGAAAGTAGCATTAATCAGACTGCAAGTAGTATTACTACGAAGGTTACAGAAGTGAATACGAAAGCCTCGCAGGCTGCAACATCCGCTACTAATGCCGCAAACAGTGCTACAGCTGCATCCGGTTCTGCAACGACCGCTACGACCAAAGCGACCGCTGCCGCCAATAGCGCGGAGTTGGCGTTGGCAATGTCTAAGGGTAAGATGATTTATCGTGACCCGTCGTTTAAATCCGGTTCAAATAGTTGTTCTGTTTATAATAATTCTGGCAACGGCAATGTAACCGTTACTCGTGTTTCCGGTGTTGCAGGTAATCCTAATAGTTCCGGTTATTGTCTTAAAGTGAAGACAACCGGAACAGCCTCACCCGGTTGGGGTGGTTTTCACTGGGGAGCAACTGCGAAAGCAAACCGCGTATTAGTCGTTCGTCTTATTGCTAATATTCCTACGGGTTATACATTGAATTTTGCAACAAATTCTCTTGGTACTGGGGCTTCTCAAAAGTGGCTTACTGCCTATGTCGGAACTGGTAAATGGACGGAATACGCCTATAAAATAGTATGCGGAGCATCCGGTACATTTAGTTCTACAGGTTACTTTTATCTTTCAGGCGGTAATACACCGACTGCCGCCGCACCCTTGGAATGGCATATCTGTTATGCTACGATATTCGATGTAACCGACGCGGAGATAGATTATATCTCTGATGCAGCTGCGAAATACACTACTAAAACAGAGCATACTAGTAGCATCACACAATTAAGCAATAGCATTGAACTGAAAGTCGCTAAGACTGATTTCAATGCGTTGGGTACACGCGTTTCTTCCGCTGAAACGACAATAAAACAGCATACCGATCAGATAACACTAAAAGCAGCTAAAACGGATGTAACCGCATTGGGAACACGTATGTCAGCCGCCGAAGCGAAGATAACGCCAGATGCTATTAAACTTACGGTAAAGAGTCAGACTGAAACTATTGCAGGCAATGCCGCAAATGCTGTTCAGGTGGGCGGTCGTAATCTACTTACGGGAAGTGATTTTAAAACACTGAATAGTTCATATTATTATTCGGGGAATGCTAATACATATACGTTGTCGTTAGATAATGGGATGCTGAAAGTAGTAGGAAAGGCTGTCGGAAGTTCCAGCCTTTATACAATCGTAAAACAACTATTTCATAATGAAAGTGAAGATTATGTTTTTAGTTTTGATGCTTATGCACTGGCAGCAACGACAATTAGTGCCCGCTTCGGTTATGGTACTGTTCAGAGTGGTGGGACTGCACTAATCGGTACGACGAAGAAACGTTATTCTTTAAAGTTGAAGGGCGTTTATAATAGTGATACTTATAGCGTATTTCTTTTTTGGTTTGATAAGATCACAACTGTATGGTTTGATAACATGAAGTTGGAAAAGGGAAATAAAGCTACTGACTGGACGCCAGCACCGGAAGATGTTGCAACCGATGCACAAAGTAAAGCCGATGCCGCTAAACAGGCTGCTATAACTGACGCTGCCGGGAAATATACAACCAAAACAGAGCATTCCAGTAGCATAACGCAGCTAAATAATAGTATTGCTCTGAAAGTAGCTAAAACCGATTTCAATGCACTTGGTACGCGTGTTTCTACTGCTGAGACTACGATAAGGCAACATACCGATCAAATAGCTTTAAAGGCTGCTAAGACAGATGTAACAGCATTAGGAACAAGGGTTTCCGCAGCAGAGGCTAAGATAACACCTGATGCAATTAAATTGACCGTTAAGTCTCAGACTGAAACGATTGCCGCCAATGCTGCGAAGCGTACCGAACTTTGGGTAGATGCTACTGCATTGGATGCAAGTAAGTATTATCCTATTACGATAGTACTTTCTACTGGCATTCCGATGTACACGATAACAGTTGATAGACCTTTAAATACGAGCTACGGTAAACCATCTTGGAGTACACATACAAACGGTTTTTCGGTTGTATGTAAATGGAGTACGAATGCGAGCGGCTGGGGTGCTATTTCTGTTCAGCGAACCATATTAGATTATGCGTGTGGTTTTGCTAGTGTTACCCCCGTAGGCAGTATTGGGCAGATGACTAACAGTAGTTGCGAGTATGCTTATGTACGTGGCGGCTCTAAATATCGTGTAACGGTGGAAGGTGCAACGGGTGTAAGTATAGCCCTACGAACTGCTGCATATACAGCCAGTAGTCAGACTATTAATATTCTTACTTCTGTTACAACCCCTGTACCGGACAAGAAAGCAACAGACACACGTATTACTAATGTAGAAACACAGTTTGAAATTCGTGAAGGTGTTATTAGTACAAAGGTAACGGACGCTCCTACCGCGGCTACTTCTGACAGTAAGTGCGAAACATCTGCATCTACTTCTGCCAGTACTGCGACTACAAAGGCTACTGCCGCGTCTTCATCTGCTACAGCTGCATCCGGTAGCGCAACAACTGCCGGGCAAAAAGCTACCGCCGCGGCAAACAGTGCCACCGCTGCCGCTACTTCCGCAACGAATGCTCAAAAAGCCGCTGAAAGTGCTGAAACCATACTGGAAGAAGTAACTACAAAGGAAAGTAGTATAACCCAGACAGCCGGACAAATAGCAACGAAAGTAACAGAAGTAAACAAGAAAGTAACGGAGGCGACAACTGCGGCAACTACCGCTACAACGAAAGCTACTGCCGCCGCTACGTCTGCGACTAATGCAAAAACAAGTGAAACGAATGCCGGAACGAAAGCAACCGCCGCCGCGAACAGTGCTACTGCCGCCGCAACTTCGGCAACAAAGGCCAAAAGTTCAGCCGATACCGCTGCCGCTAAGCTGACTACGATCACCGAAAAGGAAAGTAGCATTAACCAGACAGCTAGTAGTATTACCACTAAAGTAACGGAGGTTACAACGAAAGCAACACAAGCGGCTACATCCGCAGCCAATGCTAAAACAAGCGAGACAAACGCAGGGACAAAGGCTACTGCTGCCGCTAACTCTGCGACGACAGCCGGAACTAAAGCTACCGCCGCAGCTAACAGTGCTACCGCTGCCGCTAGCTCAGCAACTTCGGCGGCGGCTTCGCTAACCTCTGTTACGACCAAACAGAGTGAAATAAATGCTAAAGCCGATCAGATTACTTTAAAGGTAACTGAGGTTACGACAAAGACAACACAGGCTACTAATGCGGCTGAATTGGCTACTGCAATGTCTAAAGGTAAGATGTTGTATCGTGACCCGACCTTTAAGGATGGAAGCTACAACGGTACAGCTGTATATTTGCCTACCGGGGTGACTCGTAGCTATATTGCTGTTACCGGATGTCCTAACCCGGCTGCAAAGGCTATGAAATTCGTTGCCACGCAATTCTACACCGCAACAGATAAGCGTATAGGTGGTTTTCTTTTCGGTAATAAATCCCGCGCTAATGCTGTATTTGTTGTGCGTATTATCGCCAATATTCCAACCGGACGTAATTTGAATGTTTACCACAATAGTTACGGGACTGGTGGGGCGACAAAATGGCTAACCTCAACGGCTGGTGCTGGCAAATGGCAAGAATATGCTTGTAAAGTCACTTGTGGCGCTTCCGGTACATTTAGTGGTTTAAATCATTTTGCCTTAACTGGTGGTGCAGCACCTACCACCGCTGCGCCTCTTACTTGGTATGTGGCTTATGCTACGGTGTTTGACGTTACAGACGTTGACGATACGCCATCACGTGAAGAAATAAAATCTGGTATGACAATAACAGCCGGAGGTATTTCTATTTTTGGAAAGGAGTTATCATTGGCTGGGAAAGTTACCTTTTCCTCTTTGGATAGTGCCGCACAAAGTACCATTAACGGTAAGGCAACCCCGGCGCAAATTGCTACAGCAAAGAGCGAGGCTATTAGTACGGCTGCAACGGATGCTACAACGAAAGCTAACAATGCAAAGAGTTCTGCAATTTCTACTGCCGCAACGGATGCCACAACGAAGGCTAATAATGCAAAGACTGCTGCTATTTCAGCCGCCGCTACTGATGCAACAACCAAAGCCAATAACGCACTAACTAATGCTCGTAATGATGTAGCCGTGAAACTTGGATATGCAAGTTATACTGAAATGGTAAATCAAGCTACTGCAAAGAATACTATAATCAACGGTGGGTATATCCGTACAAGTTTAATAGATGCTGATACACTGATAACGGGAAGTTTATTAGCTACCAAAATCGCAGCTACTGAGATAACAACAGGAAAGCTAACGGTTACGACGGGTGCTAAAATTGGCGGTTGGAATGTAGAAGGTAATTCACTTTCTATAAAAAGTGCTGCGTCTGCTAAGATACTTGTAGAACCGAGTGGAACACGCTTTTTAAGAATTAACGATAGTGCTACTGAATTGTTAGGTATTCGGGCTGATGGCGTCACAGGTATCGGTATATATACTCAAAATGTATCAGGTACATGCTTGAGTATGATAGCTCAGACAGGAGGAACAGCTGTTGAAAGTTATGGTAGTCATACCTTCGGGCAACGTCCCGGTGAAGTTTGGAATGCACCGGGTGTATTGCGGGCTGCGAGAATTAACGCCGATGGCGGTACAGATCATGTCTGGGGAAATGGTACTCCAAACTTTTATACATATAAGTCTTCGAATGGTATATATGTAATTACTCATAATTTGGGTCACACCGATTATATGCCTTTTGTAACCATGATAAGTGACTGGAACTTTCTTTATACGCCTGAAATTTATGATAATTATTTTGTTGTAAAAATGCAATCAAACAAAGGATCATGGGAGAATGATTCCTTTAATGTCATGATTGTGGGCCGAAATAGATTTTAAATTAAAAATACAGTTATGAAAATTGATTTTAGAAACATTAAAGTGAAGGATATTGAGGGGAATAATAGTACCCTTGATGTCAGCAAAGAACTAGGTAACGCCATCTATGGCAAGACTGCCGACATTGGTGAACTAGAACTAGCAAGAGACATTTACAAAAACGGTGAGATTGATGTAGAAGCAACTACCGCCGCTATCATTGTAAAGTATGTGCGTGAGGGATTTCTGGCATTTGTTCAGGAAGCCGTTTGCCCGCTGCTGGAAAACATTATTAATCCTAAAAAATAAAAGATTATGAAATTAGTAAAAATGAATGAGAGTGTAAATCGTAATTTTAGCGGTAAAACGGCAACTGAAGAACTTATCAGCGTTGGTTATGATATTGTTGAAAACGATTCGGTTGTAGGTACTGCAAACATCTCACAGGGAGGGTATCTTTCCGTAAATGTCCAAATGTCCGGTACAATGGACGAAATCAAAGCAAAAGTGGAGGCATTGTTCGCTTAATTTAAAAAAACGGCAAAACTATGTATTATTTGAAAAATCTATTAATTGGGCTGGCTACAAGTGTAGCCGCCTATCTTAACCCGATCAGTGGTGACATTAAAAGCCTTATCGCTTTGTTTGCCGTGAACTTCCTTTTCGGCTTATTGGCTGGATTGCTGGTTCATAACGAAAGTTTCAGCTTTAAAAAGGCATTTCGGTGTATTCTTGAAGCAATGGCGTTCTTTGTGATGGTATGTGCTATCTATTACATTGGTGAGCAAAAAGGAAACCCGGAAGGCTCGTTGCAGTGCGTTTCATTTGTGACTTATTCCGTGTTTTACTTCTATGGCGTGAATATATTGCGAAACTGGAAACAACTCTGTAGGCAGGGGAGTGCAACTTATAAATGCGTGTCATTTATCTACTATGTTGTTTCAGTCGAATTTATAAAGAATGTCCCGTTTCTAAATAACTATCAAAAAATAAAGATTAATCAATAAGTAAAGTAATATGAAATATTTCACGATTGCGGAACTGTGTCATAGTGACACAGCTAATAAATATTTGATTGATAACAGGTGTAAGAAAGAACATGCCGAAAATCTGACGGCATTAGTGAACAACATTTTAGACCCACTTCGTGAGGCGTACGGTAAGCCTATTATTGTTAATAGTGGCTTTCGTTGTCTAGCTCTCAATAAGAAGGTAAAAGGTGCGAGCAATAGCGACCATCTGCGCGGAATGGCGGCTGATATATCCGGTGGTAATAAAAAGGAGAATAGACGCTTATTCTATCTCATTCAAGAACTAGGCTTACCTTTTAAGCAGCTAATCGACGAAAAAGGGTTCGCATGGGTACATGTCAGTTACGATGCAAATAACTTGAAAAAACAAATTTTAGCACTATGAAAAATGTTCTGCCATACATTATAATAATCTGTCTTTCCTGCATCATCTTGTTTAGACCGGGTAATTGCTCACTAACAAGAGAGGTTGTTTGTGATACGGTTTACTCAACTGATACAGTCTTTTGTTCTGTTCCAGTTGCGAGCAGCGAAACAGTTATAGATTCTGTTTATTATCCTGTTTTTCTGCCGGGTGACACAGTACATGATACTGTTTTTGTCTATATACCTATTTCACAGAAAGTATATAAAGATAGTCTTTATACGGCGTGGGTGTCCGGGTATCGGGCTAAACTGGATAGTATAGAAGTGTATCAGAAAATACAAACTATCTATATCCGGGATAATTTGAAACGTAAAAGGTTTGGGGTAGGGTTGCAGGCGGGTTACGGTTATCCGTGCGGAATGTATGCGGGTATTGGAGTTAGTTACAACTTATTTAGCTGGTGA